TCTTTGTTGCGAATCTGGTTGACAAGGTAAAGACACTAAGGAAAGATGGAGCAGATCCAAAAATCATGATTGTTCTTGATTCACTAGGAATGCTTACAACAGACAAAGAATCTGGAGATGCATTAAAAGGTAAGAGTGCAATGGATATGGGTATTAGATCGAAAGAATTAAGATCTCTATTCAGAGTGATTACATTAGATTTAACTGGTGTTAAGATACCACTCGTTTGTACTAATCACACAACAACGGGAAACATTGGTGGATTTATGCCAACCAAAGAAGCAGCTGGCGGTGATGGCCCTATCTTCTCTATGAGTAATGTTATCATGCTTTCTAAAGCTCAGCTTAAGGAAAATGATGGAACAAAATCTGGTATTATTGTTACTTCAACTCCTAAAAAAGCAAGATTTACAAGACCATATCAGGTTAAATTCCACATTTCATTTATTAATGGAATGAATGCTTACGTTGGATTACAGGATTTTGTTTCTTGGGAAACATGTGGAATTCAAAGAGGAAAATTGGAGGTTGATAAAAAATCAGGGGAGCTTCAATTTACAGCTAACGAATCTTCCACCAGATGGGCAGTAGCACATTTAGGAAAAACAGTAGCTTCGTCACAGCTTTTCAGTGCGGATGTTTTCACAGAAGATGTATTAAAGAAACTGGACGAAAAAGTAATTCAACCACACTTTAAACTACCAGATCTCTTTGATGATGCAGAATTACAAGCATTTGCTGATGTTGATTCAGAGGATAATACAGAAGTAACAGAGGATGGAGAAGAATAAAGTAAAAATGAAATATCACATGGGGATATGGAAAGAACTTCCTGGATACCCCACTGAAGAGGATGTTATATTTGAACTGAATTCTTATTTAGTTAGAGATGGACGTCCACAAGGTGAATTTTCAGAGCAAACATTTAATTCATTTCTTCCAAGCGATTGGGAATCAAAAAAGCATGGAGAAATAGTTAAATCACTTATGGAAAAAGGAATTTTTGAAAGACAGAAGTCTAAAGGTAATAAAGTTCTTTTTAAGATAAAAGATAACCCCCATTATTAATTATGGTTAATTCGCATTTAGAGAATGTATGGTTTTGTAGTATTACATCTGATCCAATTTATGTTGAGGCAGCAAAGCCGTCGTTTTTTAAAGATATAAGATATCAGGAATGCTTTAAGATAGTAAAATCGTTCTGGAAAAAATATTCACAACTCCCTTCTACTCAACAGGTAAAGGAGGTTGTTAAAATGCTTAAGCTTAATGATAAACTTCCAGAATCCCAAATAGATGTAATCTTCGATCTTAAGATCAATGATTATGATCCTGTATGGTTAAAAGAAAATACAGAGGCATGGATTGAATGGAAGAATCTGGAACAAAGTGCAATGGATTCTATTTCATATATAAAATCCACAGAAGTAACTCCGGATAATATCAAAGATGTAGTCAATACATTTAAAACAATAATTAACGAAAGAAACAGCTTAGATTTTTCTTTCGATCTGGGATTGGATTTTACAGATCCGGATAACCATAAACAGCCGAAAGCTAATACCTTCTCGTCAGGATATGACTTTATTGATATTTGTTTGGGCGGAGGATTTGGTGCTAAAAGTCTCTATGTTTTTCTAGGACAGCCTAAAGTAGGTAAGACGTTGTGGTTGGGAAATATAGCAGCACAAGCGATCAGAGCTTCTAATAATGTTGCGATTATAACTCTCGAGCTGAATGATCGCAAATACATGAAGAGGGTAGGAGCTAATCTTCTTGGGATTAAAATGTCGGAATATAACAATGCAACAGAAGATGGAGAGCTGATAAAAAAGAAAATTAGAAATTTAACATTTGATAATTTATCAGTTCCTGGCCAATTGTACATCAAAGAATTCGGAACTAGTCAGGCTTCGGTACTTGATGTCGAAAAATGGCTAAGAAAGGTAGAAGAGGTGAAAGGAATTAAATTTAAGATCGTAGTTATTGACTATATCAACATTATGAAGAATTGGAGAAATCCCAATTCTGAAAATACTTACATGAAGATCAAGCAAATAGCGGAGGATTTGAGAGCAATGGGACAAAGGAATGGTTGGTCCATTATTACAGCAACACAAACTAAGCAATCCGAATTTGATGCAACAGATCTTTCTATGAATTCCGCTTCAGAATCTTCAGGACTTGTTGCTACTGTTGATGGTATGTTTGGTATTATACAAGATCCACTGATGTATTCGAATAATGAATATAAATTAAAGGTGTTAGCTAACAGAGACGAAGGATATAAAAATTCTTATAAAAAATTCATCGTCGATTATAGCCATATGAGGATCACAGAGGATCCCAACTCCCAAATAATGAATGAGTCTTAATGAAACAGAAAAAATTAATTGAAGAAGAAGAAAAGAAAGAAATAGAATTACCTGCACAGGATCCAACTTTTGATGACTACTTACATATAGATGACGGGAGTAGAGATTATCATTCTTTCAAAACCAGTAAGGACAATGACGATGAAAATTATAGGCACCTTTCTGCGCTAAATACCTTGGTTTATGAGATATTCCACCGGTCTAGATGGTGTGCTTTAGGTCCAAATAAGAAAATACCCAAGGATCTAATACCGTTTCTTTTTCAGGATCTTTTAGAAGAAATGGACGGAACTGAATTTACTATGGTTGAAAAATTTGTTACCATATGTGATTTCATGAATGTAGGTTATCAAAAAGCTTATGAACTAATCCATATGAAGTATAAAGAAATTATTGTGAATGAGATGGATCAAAAGTTTGGTATAGTATCTAAAAAGAAGATCAAGAAAATATTTTAAATGAATCAATCTCAGATTAAAAGATTATGGATGATTACTGATACCCATATGGGTGTTAGAAACAGTTCTGAAGAGTGGATACAAATAATGAGAAAATACTTTTTCGAATGGTTTATACCTCTAGTTAAGAAAGAATATAAACCAGGAGATGCCCTAATACATCTAGGGGATGTTTACGATTCTAGACAAAGTATAAATCTAAAGGTTTTAAATCTGTGCGTTGAAATTTTCAGCGAGCTATCCAAGATTTTTCCAGATGGAATCTATATTATTTTAGGAAATCATGATTGTTATTCAAAGGAGTCTAATGATATAAATTCACTTAGTTCCCTTAAATGGATTCCAAACGTAAAAGTTTACGAGGAACCAGAAAGCGTGAAATTCGGCAAAAGAAAGATTCTTATGATGCCTTGGAGAACTAGCGAAGAATCTGCAGTGGAATTATTATCAGAAGCAGAGCAACACGATTACCTATTTTGTCATAGCGATATAAAGGGTCTTAGTTTTAACAAATACACAAAGATCGAAGAGGGAATAGGATATAATAAGTTAGAAAATTTTTCAAGAGTTTACTCTGGACATATTCATTATTCACAAAATTTTGGGAAAGTTAGGATGCTAGGATCACCATATCAGCTTACAAGATCTGATATGGATAACACAAAAGCAATTTTACTTCTGGATTTAGAAAGCGAGGAAGAAAAATTATATACAAATGATTTTTCCCCAAAATTTATTAGCATAGGATTCGATAAAGTTCTAGAAAAAACACCATCAGAGTTAGGGGATCTTTTTAAAAACAACTTCGTCGACATCTTAATAGATCCGAAGTTAGCAGTTAAGGCTTCGCTTGGTATTTTAACTGAAATGGTCACAACCCAATTAAAAACAAATTTTAGACCAATAACAGAAAACCAGACTGAACAGAACGTAGACGAAACATTGTTCAATTTGGACGGTAAAAATTTTTCTATCGTAGATTTTGCAGATCAGTATATCGGAGCACTTGATGAACCGGAAGAGGTTAAAGATCGAATGAAAAAAACCATAAAGGTTCTCTATAATAGAATAGCTCACAAAGAGGAAAAAGAATGAGATTATCCAAAATAGAATGGAGAAATTTTGCTTCATACGGAAACAAAATTCAATCCTTAACTTTTAACGAAACAGCCGGACTATATTTAGTTGTAGGTGAAAACGGTGCAGGTAAATCAACTATATCGGACGTAATAACGTTTGGACTGTACGGAAAACTTGACGGTAAAAAATTAAAAGATATTCCAAACAGGATTAACGGGAATGCATGGGTTAAAATAACATTTTCAGCAAACGGGGAAGAATATTCGGTTGAAAGGGGTTTAGATCCTTCTGTTTTTAATCTCTACATCGGAGGAACCCTCTATGATAAAGCTGGATCAAGATCTGTTCAAGATTATTTGACTGATGATATCATTCAAATCCCAAATTACGTATTTAACAATACAATATCACTCTCTATAAACGATTTTAAGAGTTTTCTTAAAATGTCCCCGTCAGATAAAAAATCTATCATTGACAAAATATTTGGATTTTATGTTATAAATGAAATGAGGGATCTTTTAAAAGAAGAGACTAAATCAATTAGGGAAAATTTGATTAGAATATCTGGAGAGGTAGATTCTTTATCTAAAACTTTGAGTAGAACTCAGGAGGAAATGGAGATCCTCTCTAACAAAATAAAAGAAACATCCAAGGATAAAATAACAGAGCTGGAAGAAAAAATTTCTAAATTTAATCAGCTACTAGAAATACACAGAGGAAAAACGTCAGAATTTTCTAAACTAGAATCAGATCTCCAATCAGAAACTAAAAAATCATATAAAATTCTAACTGAATCTAAAGGATCCCTAAGATCCATAGAAGAAAAGATCAGACTTTACAATAATGACAAATGCCCTACATGCTCTTCGGATCTTTCGAGCGTTTTCCATTTGGGAATAAAGGAAGGTCTTTTAAAACAGTCAGACGATTTAAAGAAAGAGATTTCTGATGCTCAATCTAATTACGATGATTGCTCTAAAAAAGAGGTGGAATTAAGAAAGGAAAGGGAGGATATTAACACTAAGGGAAACAAAATAGTAGTTAATCTAAATTCTGCCAAGGACGAATTAAAAAAACTTAAATCCGGAGCTTCTTCCGACGGAATAGCATCTCTTAAAAAAATTGCTGAGGAAACAAGATCCAGCATTCAAGAATTTACAGAAGAAAAATCGAAGGAAGATAGAAAGAACGAATGGCTTAAAAAAATTGAAGAGATATTAGGTGAGAAGGGAATTAAACAAATGGCTTTAAAAACAATTCTTCCACATCTAAACAATCATATAGCTGAATTGATGCAATCGTTACACCTTTCATACACTGTGACATTTGATGAGGATTTTAATGCATCAATCATTCACATGGGAGAGGAAATTTCAATTTCCACTTTAAGTACTGGGGAGATGAAAAAAGTAGATTTTGCTGTTTTGCTCTCTGTTATCAAACTCATGAAGATAAGATTTAGTAGCATAAATCTCCTTTTTCTTGACGAAATTTTTAGTTCTGTTGATCCTGATGGGGTCTACACTATATTAAATACCCTTAGAAAGGTTTGTGATGACCACGGATTAAACGTGTTTGTGATCAACCACGCTCCTATGCCGACTGAAATTTTTGACTACAAGATAGAAATTCAGAAAAGAAATAACTTCTCTGATTTACTAATAGAGAAGGTATAAATCTTTCAAATATATAGGATCATGGCTATCTCATCAAGAAATGATCTCGAAAGGTTTACTTATTTCTTCGCTTCTAAAAGTGTCAAGAAATATTTGTCCTCCCTTCCTATTGTCGAATTTTATATCTACAAATTTGAAAATCCGGTAACCGCTGAAAGAGGTAAAAAACACATAAAGGATGAGTTTACCATAGATGTTTATCAATTAACTGATGATGAGTATAAGGATGGATCATTTGAGCATCCTAAATACAGAAATCAGAAAAATCAGTACATAAAATTCAAATACATAGATTTACCCATTAAACAAATCTTGGTGGAGTCTAGCAGAAATATAGATTAAATATGAACTTCTTAGATAAATTTAACAGCGATGATATCTTTTTTAGGGGACTAATTATAGGGATGCTAAAATCACTAAATGAAAAAATAACGTTTTATCAGACGACGAGTTCTGGTAGAATCCAGGAGATCTATATCCCATTTTTTTATTCTCTAGCTGGTGACGAATCTTTCTTACAAGATTTTTATCTCAATTATGGAGATTGTGACGGAAATCCTCTTTTCGCAGAGGGTAATTATGATGTAATCCCTAGAGGAATTTTAGAATATCAGAGTTCAAGAATAACAACATCCTCTTCTACTAATAAGTATGTAAGAGGAACATATGAAAAGGAAGTTGTTCAAGAATCCGGAGGATCTGAGATTAAAGCATACTCTGCTTATTTAGCTCCCATTCCCATAGATGCATCATTTTCACTTAAGATTAAGGTTGACACCACAACCGATGCTTTAAAAATACAAGCAAGAACTATAGAGGTTCTATTTAAAAATTTTGTTTATTATTTTGAATATAATGGTTTTAGAGTTCCCGTACAGGTTTCTCTTCCTGATCAAGTACCAGATAAAGCACCAAATACATTTAATTTTAGCTACGGAAGCACAAGGGGTGAGGGTATAACATTGTCTATTAACGTTAATGCAGAAACATATTTACCTCAGTTAGACTTAAGCACAGAGAGATTTAGAGGCAATTTGATGCAGGCGGGAATTAAACTTAAGACTGAATTAGGAGTTGTTCCACCAGACAATTCAGCAATTCTAAAAAGCGTCGCAACACTTTCTCAGAACACGATTAAGTAATTAAGAATTTAGTGGCTGGTCTGTGTTTGACTCGCTATAATCGATCTGTTTAGAGGGATCTTGTGATTTCCTATATCCAAGAAGTCCTGCTCCTATCCCAGTAAAAACAACAGATTGTAAAAGAATGTTGTTATCCTTTACAATCGATCCATACAAAAAAGATATACTTCCAATAGTGCATATCAATACACCCATTGTTCCACTGGCTGATGTTTTACCGTCAGAATTAGAGGTCATCTGGGCAAAACTGAATCGATTAATCATTTCTTTAAGATCTTTTAATCCCATACCTAGATTTTATTCACCGATATATATGAGAAATGACAGATCCAATTATTTTTTCCAGCATAGGAAACTATAGAATTATTAACTATAGCACAGCTTTTACTGACGTTAAGAAGTTTAAGGGATGGATTATAGAAACGTCCGGGGAATCAGGTACATCCAAGTATCTAAAAAAAGAATTCAGGTGGAGCATAAACAACAGTAACTGGTCCTTATGGATAGAATTATCGGAAGAAAATGTCACTTCTTTGGATCTAAATCCTAGTAATAATCTATATCTAGAATTTAAATTTACTGCTATTTCCGACGAAGATTCAAGCCCGTATTTTCCAGAGGGAGCGCAATTGAATCCAGTTATAGAGATAGAAAATTTCGATTTGGACCTGGAATATTTGGTTCCAGATTATAGGGATCTAATAGTAAAGCCTGCAGTTCTTTGCTCAAGGGAAATGTACACAAAGTCTATTATTTTCAACGACGATTGCGATCCATCTAAAATGTTTAAGCCATATGATGTAAACAGGGGAATTAATGTTTACCAGGACCTAAGTAAAACTGTTAATACACTATTTGGGCACGAGGTAAATTACTATTCGGTTCAACCTAATGGAAGAGGTAAAGATATTGTTTTAAGAGAATATAGTCTTTTCGATGTTGTTGCGGAAAAGTGTGTCAAGGTTATGGTACCGGGCAATAATTTTCCTGACAATAAACCCATTTATGACACTTTCGGTATACAATTTGAAAATCCTATAGAAATTCACATTGATCGCAAATATTTCGAAGGAATTTTTGGAAAGGGGGCTCAACCAAGAAAAAGAGACATCATATTTTTCCCGCTAACAAACAGGATCTATCAAATCGAATCAACTTATCTTCATCGGGATTTTAATCTGTACCCGGTTTTCTTCAAGTGTCAATTAATGAAATATGAGGTTAAGAAGAACACACAATTTATCAACAAGGAAGCAGAAAAAGAATTGCTGGATTACACAGTAAACACAGAGGATTTATTCGGTGCTGACACAAAAGAGGAGATTGAAAAGGTAGTTAAACCACAACAATACTTTGTTTCTTCCCAAAGAAGAAATGAAGATCCTACCAGAGATTACATAGATTATTATCTTCCAATAATAGAATTCGATTTAAATAATAACTGGACTATAGTATTCAATAGTTATTACGATTTAGAAAGATTTTTGTATGAGGATCCAAAGTCAACTTCAAAAACTGACGAACAAAGACAAGCGGTAAGATATAAATCCCTCCCAGTTCTGGGTGACAATGAAGAAATATCTTTTACTTGTTGGTTTAAGGTTAAAAATTATATAGATAAAACTAAGCTTGTGAACAAGCCAGCTTCTAAAATATCTATAACCTCTTATACCCAATCTGACGGACTAATAACTTATTCAACCCATCCAATAGCTCATAAATTAAGCTTAGCGACTAATCCAGAAGGATACGTTTCTGTTTTCGCAGATGCTCCTAGAAGTGGAGGATTTAAGATAGTTGGAATACCAGATGCTTATAGCTTCACGGTAAAAGATACAGGAGTTCCTATAAATTCATCTATCTCTACGTGGAAAATGCAAAAGGCTCAGGCTAGAACCCTCCTTTATGGAAGAAAGGATAATAAAGGAATTTGGATTCAAATGATCTGGTCCGGATCAAATGAGACAGAAACAAGTACAAGTTACATACAAACAGGATCTTTTAGAATTTTAATAAACGATCTGGAGATATTATCTCCATTCGGGGCTGGCACTTCTTCTACAATTGGGAACTTTATTCCTTCATTGGATGATTGGTATGGATTTGTATTTAATTTTTCTAATATATTTAAACAATACTCTATAAACGTTTGGAAAATGCTTTATGACCCAGAAAATCCAGAAGCTCAAACTTCTGATCTAGGATTGATTCATAACAAAGAAGGAGTAATAACTCAAAAATATACTTTTAATATTCCTTCAGATATTGAATTAGACAACCAGAAAGAAACTTGGAAAACTGATAATAATGCATACAAAGTATTAGGGAGTCCGCTTCTATTAACCAATTTAAGAATTTTCCAAAATATGATTGAAAAGGAAAAACAATCCGCTATTTTAAATCAAAATGTTGTTGGAGATTCTCAATTAGCAGTTATTATAGATAATGCTAAACCGGTATTGAAGCTACCAAAAATTGCTAAAAACAGATAATTATGCCAAGAAGACCACCGAAAAATAACGTCGGTTCTACAATTTCTAAGGAACAAGCGCTTAAAAAGAAACAAGAGCTAGAGGATTTAATTTTCAATAATGAAACATTAGACGGACTAACTGCACCCGACATTCCTCCAATGAAACCAGCAAGAGTTATGAATTTTGACTCTTTGAAAACTGAGGTTGAAACCGAAGCAAAAAGTATTTTAAATTCACTAATTAAGTTTTATATGGATAGCGATATAATCGACGAAAAAGATTATATCTCATTCAGAGCTAAGGTTGATGCCCTAAGCATTTCAACAATGGCTTTTCAGATTAGAACTGCTCAACATGCTGTTACCAAAATGCTAGATGAAATTGATGCAGGAGGACAGTACCAGGCTAGAAATTTTGAGGTCTTAGCACAAATGCAAAATCAATTGATGCAAATGCCCGCAAAATTCCAGGCTTATCTGGCAGATATGGAGAAAACCTACAAAAATTTAAATAACGAAGCTAAGCTCCAGGATAACACTAAACAACCAGTTATGCTTGACGGAGAAGGCAACGAGGTAACTATTCCAGGATTGAATGGCGAGGGAGGATCTGTCAAGGTTAGAGGGAACAAGGGATTCATGGAGGGACTTCAAAGCGTTATTAAAACTGAGGTTATAGTTAAAAAGGCACAAGTTGTTGAAGAGGTTAATAGCAATCTTATTGATCCTAAGATGAAAGATCTCATTACTCCAGAAAACGAGCTTAAGAAACAAATAGAGGATGAAACAAAAATAGAATTAGACGAAGATCTATTTTAATTTATGGCAGTAGAAGAAAAAGTACAGAGTAATTATTGGACATCTGCTAGAGTAGAAGAGATAATTAAAAACGCAGATGAAAAGGGCATAGATTTTAAAGATGTCGACAATCCTTTTCATGAGAACGATCCTGAATTAAGGAGAGGTGGAATTTTGTATGAGTATACGGAATGGGAGGTTGCCGAAATAAAGAAATGCGCTTCCGATGTTATTTATTTTGCTAATACCTATTGTAATGCTATGACCGATGAGGGAATTAGAAAAATTACTCTCAGGGATTATCAAGAGCAGATATTAAGTCAATATCAAAAACATAGATTTAATATATTTTTAAGTCCTAGACAAAGTGGTAAAACTGTTACATCTTCTATATTCTTACTTTGGTATCTTCTTTTTAATTATGATAAAAACGCCATGATCTTGGCTAATATTGGAGATACTGCCACAGAGTTGATGGATAAAATTAAAATTATTATGAAGGGGCTGCCCTTCTTTTTAAAACCAGGTATTCTTGTTTATAACGTGATGACCATGAAATTTGACAATGGGTGCAGAATCATGGCCAAGACCACAACAAAACAGTCTTCCATTGGTTTTACTGTTCACTTTTTATACATGGACGAGTTTGCCCATATTAACCCAAATTTTATCGGGCAGTTTTTTAAATCTGTATATCCAACTATCTCATCTTCCAAGATCTCTAGAATTATTATAACATCCACACCAAATGGGATGAACAAATTTTATGAGATTTATAAAGGTGCTATAGACGGGATTAACGAATTCAATCCTATTAGGGTTGATTGGTGGCAGGTTCCTGGAAGGGATGAGGAGTGGAGAAGAAAAGAAATAGCTAACTTGGGCTCAGAGGAGGATTTCAATCAGGAATATGGAAACCAATTTCTTAGTTCATCTAAACTTCTCTTAGATTCGTATACCCTAAAGAAGTTGAAAAAAACAGAGGTAAAGTTTGTTCACAAGGAACTCCTCCCGTTTCAAAACTCCATCATAGATTATCAGGATTTACTTTGGCACCCGAATTTCGATCCAACCAACTTATGGGAGGAGGGTGAAAATAAAAGATTTGTAATTTCTGTCGATACTGCTGCTGGGGGTGGAGGAGATTATAGCGTAGTTAATATACTCAAGGTGTCTCCTAAACCGTTATCCCTAATAGATGAAAAAAAATTCTTCGAAGATGAATCCGACTTTTTTTCTTTACTCCAAGTTGGTATTTTCAGATCTAATACGATCCAAATAGAGGAATTAAAAGTTTTTTTAGAAATTCTTTGCGCAGATGTTTTTAATCCCGAACAAATAAAACTTGTGGTAGAGGTTGATTATCGGGGAGAATATTTGATAGAAAAGCTATTAACTGGAGAAAAACTTTTTTCTGAAATGTTTGTCTATACTAAACACACTGAAAGTTCTAAGCAATTAAAGACGGGGGTTAAGGTTACTCCAAAAACCAAAGAAAAATATTGTGAGGATTTAAAAATCAATACTAGAAACTCTAAAATAATCCCCACCGAGATCACTACAATCATGGAATTAAGCAATTTTGGGGAAACTAGCAAGGGAATATATCAAAGCCAAATAGGTAATGACGATATAGCGATGACCCTAGTTAATGCTAATGCTGTTTTTGAATACCAAGATTTCTCTTACCTTGTGATGGATGTTTTTGACACAATTTCAGAGAAATACAAAACTGCGATAAATAAAAAGTTGGCAGAAAACGGAGAAACAGGAGTCCAGGGAGATGCTGCCAGCAGAGAAATGGAAACTTATAACGTTTTTAAGGACTTCTTTTAGGTATTTTTTTGATATATAGATTAAGAGCAGGACTCCCGAAGTTCTCACCTCGAAAAGATATATACAAGTAAAAAATACAAAATGGCAAAGAAGTTAACTCTGGATCTATCCGTTTTTAAAAGTTCTGGTGTTTATACCTTAGAATTTGATGCTTCTGAAAATATTGTAGTTAATCCGCAGACAGTAAGATTAGTGGTTGGATTTTCAAACAAGGGCCCATTCAACACACCAGTGTATGTGCCAGACGTTCAGACAGCAATTAAAGTTTTTGGTGATATAGACAGATCTTTAGAGAAAAAGGGATCGTTCTTCCATCGATCAATATTCACTTGCTTAAACAGTGGACCTGTTTTCGCACTTAATCTTTTAAAACTAAACAATTCAGTCACAACTAGTGATGATCCGGATGTTGCCAATGGAGCTGACGTAGCTAGATACAGAACATTCTCTGTTGATACTGCAGAATCTAATGGAACTAATTCAACCGATGAATACACTAGGGTAAATGCTAATTTGCCTAAGCAAGACAAATTGGTTTCTTCTTATTATAATAAAGAAAAGTTTTGGTTCCCTGATCCAAATATGCTTCTTGCCACAATAGATGTTACAGAACAATCTAAACTTTTCAGCTTAGTTAACTTAAGTCAAAATCCAGTTAGTGCTATCATTAAAAAATCCCTTGACGCGAGATTGCCTATTAAAGGATTTGATATTACTGCTCAGGAATATTTCGGTGCTAATAACGTTCCGAACTTCATGAATCCTTATGATTATATCTCAGATTATTTCGTTGATATAATTATAGTTAGCGGTAATTGGACTAAATATCAAGAACTTTCTCTAGATCCTATTTACTCATCATACTTTACTTCTAAGGGATTTGTAAAAGATCAAATTGATAACTTCTTGGCACTGAAAGAGGTAAACGTTGTACTTAGTGTTACCGGATGTTTAATTCCAGATTTTATAGATCAAAACGGAATCACACAGTACATAAAGACCCTCGTTAACAATCAGGTTGGACAAACAGGAATTCTTTGTGCGGTAAACGAAGAAGCTCTTGATGATCTTTCTTCCGGAGATTATTCTTACATTGATTTAGTAGGACATCACCTAACAGGTGCTTTAAATCCTGCTAACCCAGAAATTAATGAAATTGATTTCTTAAGCTATAGCTCTCCACTTACAGCAGATTTTACATATACACAAAATAGTAATACTGTAACAGATCTAGACAACCCTTATGCTGATTTAATAGAGGTTGGAACTACATTCGTTGATGCTTTCGGTTCTCCAAGCGTAGACGGAGTATTCGAAGAAGATTTTGCAGCATACAGCTCAACTAACTTAGATTCAGGTTTACCGTATCTACAAACAAATTTCCAAGGAGCTGATGCAGCTAGCAGAAAAACTGCTTTGAAAAACTTTTTAGCAGTAACTGTAACTTCTCCAGCTTCTAAATTTATAGTAGGTAAAGTAACAGGTAGCCTAACAGGAAATGTTGAAGCTAAAAAAGCTTTTGCTGCTAACGATATTGTTAAATTAAAAGTTGAAGAAGTTAAAGAAGTAACAGTTTCCCCGGGAAACGTTCAGCTAAGAATTAAATGGTCACACCCATTATTTAAAGCTGCTTCTCCTTTAGTTTCTCCTTGGTATAGAACAAATTTAGGAGGAAGTCACTATCAGTTCTGTAAGGCAGACTATTTTGATAGATTTGACCCGATTGAAACAAGTCCTGGTCCTCTTGGAAGTCCAATTCCAATTGTTCCTCAGGTTACAGGTAACTTCACCTATTTCGGATATGCTGAATCTAAACTATTCTTGGATCACAAAAATGGCTTAATCAGCGATGGTGACGTTGTTTACAAAGCATATGACGGATCTTCCGTACAGTACGTTAAGTTTGAAAATTCAGTTGATAGAGACGGATTTGAAACTGTTGAAATGAAAGCATATGTTGATGCTGACTTTACAACTTCAGAAGCTGCTGTTGCACTGGGAGTTAGTTATAAAACGTCTTCCACTGGGTCAGCAGACACTGTGGATTCAGACCAACTTAACATAGTATCAATAGCTGGTAACTTAAATCAGTTTGTTAACGTTATCTCTGTTATCTCATCTAATCAGATCGAAGTTTCGGTTACTGAAGTAGCAGAAACCTCTCTAAAAGTTGGAGATCTCCTAGTTTCTCAGGATGTTGATTCATTTGAGAATTCAGTAGGAAATAAGCTAAACAGATTAACAAGAATTATAGAGGCTAAAAAGGTACCAGTACCTGGATCACCTGGTAATTACACTATCTATGTAAAAACTGATAGACCTATCCTTCTATATTCTGGTGCTAATGCTAGAGTTAATAAATTTAGACAGATTCACCAATTTGTAGAAAGCTATAAATTCACATACCTTCCAGGATTCCAGCTTAAGACATCACATAAACCTAATGGTTCAGACGATAGATTAGACGAGATCCTAGATGTTTTATACAATACAAATATTGCTAAAACGCTATCTGATAGAAATATTATTACATTCAGATATGTCGTTGATACCTTTGATGGACAGATTCAAACAAATTCAAAACATCAATTAGCTAAACTTGCTAAGGACAGACAGAAATGTCTTGCATTGATAAATGCTCCCTCAATGGAGAAATTTAAAGAATCCATTGATCCAAGATTTACTGATGCCCCTTCAGCTACAGATCCCTCTCCTTTATTAAGAGCAAAGTATATCGCAGAAGGCGGAAACCTAGAGTTAAATCCTTCATTCAGATTTACTTTACCTGACGAAGATAGCGGAGCTAAATTCTGCGGTGTGTTTGGACCTTTCCTAACAATCAGAGAGAATGGTAAAAACTTTAATATTCCACCAGCAGCTCACGTAAGTAATAACTTCATTAGAAAATTTGTTACTGGAGAGCCTTATTCAATTGTAGCTGGTCAGAAAAGAGGGGTACTTTCAGGATCTAACCTAGTTGGTCTTGAGTATGATTTCTCGCAAGATGACAGAGATTTCTTAGAGCCATTCGGATTCAACCCAATTATCAGAAAGAGAAATATTGGATTAGTAATATTCGGTAACCAAACAGGATATCAAAGAACTAACTCTGCATTTAATAACTTGCATGTTAGAGACCTATTAATCACGCTAGAAGAGAGCGTAGAAGATATTCTTTCTAATTACGTGTTTGATTTCAACGAAGACTCAATTAGACTTGAAATTAAAACAATAGTAGACAACTACTTAAGCGGTGTTAAAAATGTTGGAGGTATCTATAACTTCTTAAGTATTATGGATTCTTCTAATAACACACCAGCAATTATTGATCAAAACTTAGGAATTATTGATATCATAATTGAGCCTGCTAGAGGCATTCATAAGTTTATCAATAGAGTAACTGTTACTAGAACAGGGGGTATAGCTTCAGGTGGATTCATCCAATTTAGTTAATTTGATGAATAGAGTGCAAGAGAAATATATAAAATAAAAAATGGCAGGATTACCACATTATACATCTTCGAAAGCGGCAGTAAACAAATACGAACCGATTTATACGAATCAGTTCGAAGTTGTTATTACTCCTCCTGCTTCTGTTGTACCACCTCAGGGAAATCCTAATAATGGTAATATTCTTCTAGAACATGTAAAAAGTGTGGAAGGATTAGGAGTAGATCAGAATCCTGGGGAAATAACACAGCAATACAAAAATGCTAAGAGATATTATTCAGGAGCAAAACCAGGACAAACTGGATTTGATCTAACAATAAATTTTGAGGTAAACCTGGACGAAAATAATTCAATGTACGTCTTTAGAACTATGAGACAGTGGGCAGATTTGATTTACAATCCGCTTACAGGAGCACTTGGATTAAAAAGGGATTACACAGGAACTATCGTAATTAGCGTTTTTAACAAAGCTGGTGACGTTTTCAGAAGAATCACGTGTAAGGATTGCTTCATTATGTCAAATTTAAGTACTATGGAGCTTAACTACACTAATACCCAAATATGGCCTTTGAGGGTTCAATGGGCAGTAGATTATTTTGATGACGTATTTTTATAATAATTAAATAAAAAATGGCAGGACTACCACATTTTACAAGTGCAAAAGCAGCAGTAAGCCTATACGAACCGGTTTATCTAAATCAGTTCGAAGTTATAATTCAGCCTCCTGCAGCGGTGTCAAACCCTGTCGGAAATGGCGGAAGAAGCTTATTGGTTGAAAACATAATTTCAATCGGGGGTTTTGAAGTTGATAAAACACCAAGACCAGTGGAGCAAAACTATAAATTTGCAAGAAGAAGATATGCAGGCGGTGCAGTTGATGATACCGGCGCAAGAATTAGATTGCAGTTCCACACAAACCTGGACGATAATAATTCTAACTATGTTCACAAGACCCTCAGAGAATGGTCAGATTTAGTTTACAATCCTTTAACTGGTGCAATGGGTATTAAAAGTACTTATGCAGCTAATACATACGTTTTAGTTAGTATGTTTAACAAACAGGGTGATGTATTTAGAAGAGTTAAGTTTTTAAATTGCTTCCCAATCGAAGCAATTACTCCTTTGCCATTAACGTATGAGGGAGGCGGAACTAACCTTTATAACATTAACATCACATTTAGAGCTGATTATTTCGAAGATACTTTTAATTAAAAATCACAAAGAAATGAATATATAAAAGGCTTATCC